GGCGGCAGATGTAAATGTCTGACTCGCCCCAGCATTCCTCTGGTCAATCCGCATATCACCATTGATAATGCGATTTCTAAATCCAACAGCAGGACGAGTGGTCTGCGTTGAGCCATCGTTGAAGGTGATTCCGTTAGTTCCGTGGATTGTGGTTGCCATAATTATCCTTCGTACAAAACATTGATTGAGCTTGAGGTTCCGTCTAAGGAACTACCAAGAGTACCCAAGAGTCTTATCATTCCAAGATCCCCAGATAGTGTCACGATTCCGTTATTTATTGTTCCAAAGTTAGTACCTGTATTACACGAAAGAACGCCCGACCCAACCCAAGTATTGCCATTATGTTTTGTAAAAACGTATGTTCCAAAGAAAACATATGTAGCAGAACCCAAAAGCCATATAAAACCAGACGTTGAGGCGGCTGCACCTGATGACACACTACCCACAAGATATTGACTTACAGAATTGTAACCAGTCGTAGTTGGGGTAGTCCCAACCCCGAGTTGTATCAAACCATTATCAGCACCCGCAAAAGATATGTTATATATAGAAAGAGTGATCCGCTTTGCCCAACTTGGTATTCCAGTAATATCAGCAAATGTACCGCTCGTAGTGGCTACAGCAGTTCCAAGCGTCATGGGTTGCGATAGCTTGGCTGGTGTAACAATTCCATTTGCAAGCGTAGTAGTAACATTCCCACTAGCATCCACTGTCAGAACATCAGCCGTAGTCGCACCGCTATTGCCCCTCGCTAGCTTAATCGTGCCATCGGGTGAGGATGGGACGGAGAGGGTGAAGTTTTGGGTGGCAGTTGCTGACTGACCGATTTGAACTGAGTTGGCTTTTAGGAGGCTCATGGTTATTCCTTGTTTATCGAAAGAAGGCTAGGTTAATATATGGGCAATCTATAACCCCAACACCTGCCGCTGACACTATTCCACGCAAACTTCCTGCCAATGGAGTTCCTATGGTGGTTGCCACATTAGTCTGTGGTACCCAACTAATACCCCCATATGATCCATTGGTTGACGCGCTACCAACGCAACAATAATTTGCATCAGCCATAGCAACTGTAAAATTGATGGTATAATCTCCAACGCCATTTCTTAAAACGCTGGACACATTTCCTGAGGCACGAATAAATCTATTTGTTAATGCCGTATCAGTTCCTCCTGACGCATTCCTTGTTGCGTCAAAATTTACCCACGCCCTTGCCCCAAAGATCGGGGCTGATCCAGACTGCGCTCCATCTAGTTTAGATGAAGTAATGTTTGCATCTAAAATTTTTGCAGTCGTGATTGCGCTATCCGCAATATCCGCAGTGGTAATAGATAGGTCAGGCAATCCCCCTGCGGAGATTCCTGTGATTGTTCCTGTTCCTGTAATTGAGATAGGCATATTAAACTACTGTCCAGACCCCGCCATCGGGGATTGTGACTGTCACTCCTGAATTTACTGTTATAGGCCCAGCAGAAAGAGCGTTCTTACTTGCCGTTATTGTATAGTTGGTTGTCATTGTTTGATCGTTCTCCCAAAAAATTTTATTTGTGCCACCACCAACTGCTCCTGCGGCGGCACTTGCGGTTGTATATGAAGTTACTTGCCCCTTTGCGTTAATAGTAAGAATTGGAATTAGGGAGGCAGATCCAACGCTTCCGGCGGGACTCGGAGAAAGATCAGCCATTTTTGCACTGGTAACAGATAGATCGACAGGAACTACGCTAGTAGTTGTTGCGCTTGTTATTCTTCCTTTTGCGTCAACCGCAATTTGCGGAATTGAGGATGCGTCTCCATAAGTTCCAGCGGAAACGCCAGTAGCGGCCAGAGTTGATGCGCCGGAGACATTAGCAGTTCCATTAAAAGAAGCTGAAGTATATGATACATCCCCCGTCATTCCCACTGTCCTGCCTGCGGCAAGAGCGGTTGCAGTTCCGGCGTTGCCTGTGCATGAACCAGACGATCCGCTTACATTTCCAGTTACATTCCCCGTGACGTTCCCCGTAATGTTTCCAGTTACATTCCCCGTGACGTTCCCCGTAATGTTTCCAGTTACGTTTCCGGTAATAGCTCCGGCTACTCCTCCGGTTGCAGTAATGAGTCCGGTGACTCCAAGTGTCCCTCCAATAGTAGCATTTCCCGTAATCGGAAAATCAGATGCAGTTCCTGCCTTGATTAAATTGGATGCGGATATTTTCTTGAGGGCAGTAGCTGATGCGTCATAGATAAGGAGAAGATCGTTAGCCTGATCTATTGTTGTCTTTACCGTTCTATTGGTAATTGCTTCCGGCTGAACTGAGGCATTAGCCTGAATATTGTTCAGCTTAGTTGCTGTTACCGTATCGCCATCCGAAAAACTCTGTGTTGTTGTAATTTCTGCCATAATGTTTGCTCCTAGTGACCTGTAAGGCGGGATTTAATCCAGTCAAAGATAAATGAAAAAAGAATGCTCATCACAGTTGCCGCTCCCAAAATCTTTGCCCATATGTTTTCTATCGCGCTAACCCTCATAGAGATACGCTCAACCCACTCCCCAAGGTTGCAAGCCTGCTTCTCCACTATATCGCAGATATGTTTCTGACGTTCCTGCATAGAACGCTGAACTTCCTCTAATCGAGCAAGCCGTTCTTTCATCTCCATAATCGCGTCCATAATATCTATCCCCATAACGCTAGTCATCCTTCCTGCCATTTCCCTCGAGATAGGATACTGCTACTGCGATATGGATAATGGCTCCGGTTAAAGTCTCGGGATTGCCGAGATCCTTTCTAACCTTTGCATAAGAAATTAAATGTTTTGTACGAGCATCATAATCCAACTCTCCGGCATTCAAGTTGTGTGCTCTCGATAGCTTAATAGCCCTCTCTAGTATCTGAGAGTTAATCCTCCCTAGGAATAGCTTTGCCCAAAGCCAGAAGAAGAATCTTTGGAATATAGTCATTTCTTCCACCAATCAGCCGAGTCCTTTGCCATACACTTAATCGCCTTTTGCGCTTCTAATACACTTGTCGTTAGATATACAGAAGGCTTGCCGTTGATATACCCAAGAGAGATGAAGCCTTCGTCTAGGAGGTATTGGAGGGCTTGGATGATCTGATCTTCCGTGTTCAATAGCTTTTACTCGTAGCGGATTGCGTCAATTTCCTCGTTGGTCGAGCAGTTTAGAGCAGTCGCTTTGCAGGCTAGATATTTATCTCGGCATTCCTTAACCCATCCAAGTATCTGCGCTTTCTTTTCTTCGTCATAAATCCCGTTGGCACAGTTACGTTCATCGGTCTCCGTAACCTTGGTGCGGATCAGTTTTGTGGTTAGCTCTGCCCACACCTCTTTACGCTCCTCGATTGCCTCAGACAGTGTTCTTGTGTCCTCGACTCTTACGAGTTGGCCGTCTTGATAGTATTCTTGGCGTGGCATATTATTTTAGGAATACGCCAACATAGGCACTATCGGTTCTATCATTTCCTTGGTTTGAAAAATCAATCGTAGCAGAACTATAATCGCTTGATAATGCCGTATTTTCGCTACTGAATATCAGCGGTATTCCAGCTTGCGAATATTGAGTTGTTGGGCTTGTTCCATCCCAACCAGATCCGATATTTCCAATAAAAGAACCGTGCCTTCCAGTTCCATCGTATCCCCTTACAGAACAACTATTATTTGAAACGGTAGCCCTTATATTCATTCCAAAGAAACTGATTCCCTTTGGGAGAACCCAAGTCGGAGAAAATGTTATTGTTTTAACCCCTGTTGTTGTTGGGTCAATTCCAGTTGTTAGTGTGTTTGCTATTTGAGTGCTTGGAGCAAGTTGATTTGATTTGCAATTATAAATTGCAAATTGTATTAGTGGAGTTCCAGTTGATGTAGCACCGCTTGTTACAATAAATTGAAGTGTTGTTATTGTTCTTGGAACATTTGTATATATTGGAGTAAGTGAAATCCAAGAACTAATCATTGTTAAACTATTTGAATTAGACCCATACGATCCAAATGGCCCAACACATCTAGATGATGGTACAGCTAAATCTCCGAATATTTTATCTTTAGCTTGGGCAAGAGGCATCGCCTACTCCTAGCTAACTTGCGTCACCCTAGCCGTTCCAGCCGTGGCGAATACCGCAGTATGGGCAAGAGAAAGCTGACCCGCTGGACATTCCCAATAATCTCCTGCAGATAGGCGAACTTGATATGAAGTTGTTGTGCAGGTTCCACCCGCAGAAATATACAGAATACCAGAACCCTCGTTAAAGACCGTCAACACTTCCCTATTTGAAACTGCGGATACAAGTGACGAGGATGCGGTTGTGCTTGTGAAATTCGTATTAGAAACTGTTGTTCCTTGTAGCGGATATGTATTCACCGTTCCAGTGATGCTGACGGAAGAACTTCCAAATGAAGTAATCTGTCCACCTGATCCGTCCACAATCTGCACCGACAAAGCACGTTGAGATCCTCTAGCAGAAGATGTGATAGCGTTTCCGGTTCCATCTCGAACATCCGACAAGACACCGTTAGCCATGTCTGCTTTGATAAGAGCAATGTCGGCCTGCGTTGTCGCAAGAAGCGATTCAAGTCCGTCTGTATTAACATTGATGCTATCCGCATCAATCTTTACGTCATTAAGACGGCTATATAGCTCTTTGATGCTAGGCATTTTTTAAGCCTTGTATGCAACTACTTTTCCACTCGTCAACGTGAACGCAGTGAACTTACCGTAGATGGTTGCTCCGGAAGGCAAAGGAAGGGAGGTTGTTGCATCCCCATCCCAATTCGATGCCGTGAGCAAAGCGAATACGCTATTCTCGAGGGCAGTAATAGCTCCAAAGTTTCCAGTAACGGCAGTAGTGCCATTCTCGTAAGTGGCCCCGTAGGTTCCACCCTGTTTCGTATCTCTGCATAATTCTTTAATTGAACTCATATTGTTTAACTCCAATCCCAAATCTTTTTAATCCGGCTTTTGGAAAATTTCCGGTTCTTGAGTTTTCCCTTTTCTTCAAACTCTCGATAAAACCTTCGTGCGCCCTCTGACGAAGAACTAGGATCGGGAACGCTACGCGATATATAGGGGGCGGAAGGGACTCGTCTGAGCCCCTTCCGTTTATCCCTATCTGCGACAGAGACCATCTCCTGTACGATTTGCCCATTCTTGTTCTCATAGAGATAAATGGGCATATCAAATCAGGCGTTGCCTGCGTCTGCTTCTTCAGCCATTGAGCGAATATCTCCTTCACTCATCTCCTCTTGTTTTTCATCGGGAGTTAAGTTGGCCTCAAAGATTTCGATGGTTGCGCCCTTATCATCGAGCTTCGAGACTTTGCCTTTGAGAGCGACATAATCACCCTCTTTGGTTCCATCGGGGAGCTTTTCGGTAGGTACGTCCAAGGACATTCCCAAATCTTCTTTCTCCGAAGAATAATCGGAGCCTTTAGATTCGGGCTTGGAGGAGCCGCCCATTACTGAGCGGCCCCCCTTTGCCTCGGGACTAGCTAATATAAGTAGTCCTTTGTCCATTTAACTTAGGCGAAACGAGACTTGGCCTTAATGACCACGGCACGTTTAGCATTCAGCAACTTAGCGGCATAGAAGGATTTCCATCCTGCCACGGTTGTCTGATTCAGAGGATCAGCCTTATCAGCCTGATTGTTCAGGATGATGCGAGGGCTGAAGGGTGAATCCCCAGCGATTTTGACCACACCAAACGCATTCGCGCCGAGTACGACAGTCGAGTAGATGCTACCCGCGCTGTTATACGTTCCGGAGGTTGTGCCCTCGATGAACGGATTCGTGTGTTCTGCAATTCTTACCCCGTAAAAACTCCCAAGAGTTCCAGCAGGTAACGAACCAACTTTGTTTTCCACATTGCGATAGACCGTGTTCAGGAAGTCCGTGTCACGGAACAAATCCCGACTGATCTGAGGCGGAACCAACGCGACATATTGACCATTCAAAGGGTTAGCTTTGTTGGCTTTTAGCGCAGTCACCGCATCCATCAGGTCCTCTGCATCCAAGAAGGCGGAAGCCGCCGCAGTGGAGTTGAGGGTTGCGAAGGACGCAATGCCTTGTCCGAAACGAACCGTTGTGGAATTACCACCAACGTCAGTTCCAGTAACTAGCTGATCTCTCGAGAGGTCATCCGCTTTGAGGGCCGCTTCTTCACCCATTGCACCAACCGCTTCTTTGAGAACGTCAAAGAGGGAAGTCATTGATAATACGTCACTTATCTTCACCGCTTCGCCATATTGGGTCAGCGAGACAGAGACGCTATTCAATCCAACTTCACGGAAGGTACTAATAGGAGTGCCTTCAGTTAGGGTCTGGACATTGGACGAGGCAGGGGTTGTGTCATACTGGAAGAACTTAACGGAATTACTTCCGATGTTCTTGGGCAGATCAACCTGTTGTGCGTAGTCGTTTAGTTTAAGTGTTTCTTTAATACGATCAACCAACTGCTTGCTCAAGTAAGCCTGAAAATAGCTTCCGAGAGAGGCAGGGTTTGCGCGAGTCATTGTTGCCATGATTTTTAATCTCCTACGAGAACACCAGAATCAGAATCCACTGCCATACTGCGGAGGAAAGATTCCTGTTGGCGGGAGTCCATCTCATCGAAGGATTTCCGTTTGGCAGGCTTTTGGCTTCCACTTGCAGATAGCGAGGTCTTTTTCCGAAGTTCCCCGTTTTCTTTTCTTAAAGATTCAATTTCAGTCCTCAACGCTTCCGAAGCCTCTGCCGCTTTTTGCATTTTCGCAATCTGCGTAGCATAGACGAATCCGTTAGCCGTTGAATTGATAAGGTTCCTAAGTTCCGCATCTTCAGTCTTGAGAATAGAGACAACTCTCTTCCCAAGATCCGATGATTCGTCCTTTAGTTCGGGATTCTCAGCGATCATGCGGTTCACACTTGAACCCCATGTTTCGTTGAAATCCTTAACCTTGCGCTCGCCACGTTCCGCATCCACACGGATTTTCTGTTCCAGCTTGTCAGCTTGAACTCTAGCGGCTTTTGCAAGGTCATCCTTACCCTCTTCCTCCCATTCACGGGCAAACTTACGAAGTTCCTCCGGCTTGGCCGGACTTGTCGGATCGGAGGCTTTTTCACTCTCCTCAATCTTCCTTTGGAACTCTGCTTGGATTGCTCGAACTTGGGCCTTTTCAGCTTCCAGCTTTTTCCAGCTTTCAGCCAATCGAGCCTCTTCCTTTACCCGTTTAACGTCCTTAATCTCAGGCTTATCGCTTGAGGGTTCGGAGGCGTTGAGAGACTTTTCAGAATCATTCGATTCTGCTTTTGAATCTTCTTTTGTTTCTTTTGAGTCAGCGGATTCTAACGAATCCTTAGCTTCCTCGTTTGTTTTTGGTTTTTCTGAGGCCTCTTGGTCCTGCTTTGCGATTACAGGCGATTGCGCTTTCGGCTTGTAAGATTCTCCGTCAGCTTGCGCCGCAAGCTCACGAATCATCTCTTCAGTAACCGATTCTGCCTTGAGGGAATCTGTTGGTTCCGCAACCAACTCAACTCCGATGTTGCTCTCCTCGTTTATCATGGTTTGTCAGGTATCCTTCCCGCTAAGTTTAAGGTCGTAGTTTTTCGAGGAGATCAGAAACGACCTCAGATTCCGAGTCCTCGTTAAAATCTTCAATTTCCGAAGAAGCTAGCCATTCTATAAAGACTATTGATTCTCGGAAACCCACTGCTTTGCCGGATTCAAACAATCCGCCGCCTTTGAAAACTGCGCTTATATCCTTACGAGTTGCCGCATTTCGCAGACAGGTGATGAACCGCTTGCCGGAGGCAGATTCAAAGAACAACTTGGTTGCGGTATTGTCCTCCTGCTTCCAGTTGACCGATACCTCACCAAGTTCTCTCCACAGGCGTAAGACAGTTTTTAGTTTGTGCAACATATATTATATAGGCTTATCACACCATTCCGGCCTGAGGAGCCGATTGGGTTGTTGTCGTTCCTTGTGGAACTTGGCCTTGGGCCTGATTCTGCATCTGCCCCTGCATGGCTTGAGCCTGCTTCCGGAGCATTCCGCGAATCTGCCTTTCGGCATTCTTGTCAGTCTTGCCTAGTCCTTGAAGATGCGCTTCTAGGTGTTGACCATACAACTGCTGAGACTGTTGAGACCCCCCACCCTGCTGACTAAGTAGCTGAATCCTGCCAAGTAGAACTTCGATGTGAGCCTTATGATCGTCTTGAGGTTTAACTGCCACAGGATAACCACTCTCCATGATAAGATTCTCTTTGGCCTGCTCCTCTTTCTCATCCTGACCACGCAGATTAGGGTCGGTAAGTAGCTTGTTGACCAATGCAGGATCATCAATCTCAAGGACTGAACGAACCAACGCAGGCTGATCTACATAAGGATTACCCGAAAGGAGTTGCATCCGGCTAAAGGCCTTTTGGTACTGGACTGCCTTATTGATGCCATCAGCAGAACCCGAAGGATGAATTGCGTATTCAACCTCCAAGGCTTCCGGAGGAATAGTTCCAAACGCTTGATTGAAATAGTAAGAAAGGGATTTCTTGCCGAACTGACAAAGAACCGAGTAGGCCTGCCGATAAACATAGCCTAGTGAGATTCGGAAGATCCTAGCCCGAAGGTCAGTTGATTGCCCCATAAGAGCACCAATCTGAGAAACTTCAGTTGCAGTACGAGCATTCTTCATTCCCTGCTGTTGCCCCATACCAAAGTCAGGCATAGAAGTTAGGTATTCAGAAATCATCCGTTGGTTAATCATCTCTTGGTCAAAGCTGATAGGAGGTTGCGGCATTGTCACGGGACTCACCCCCACGGGGAGAATCGTTGCAGGACCAAACTTTAAGTTGTTGGAATTAGGAATGTCCTGTTCGCAACGGAAGAGAGGGCGATTATAAAGCGTCATCGCGTCTGCCTTCTCGTTCATCAGCTTGCACATATAACTCTCAAAAGGAGCCACGATCTCGCAAAGCCCACGACTCGAATAAACTCCCTTGTCCTTAATCTCCATGACAAAGGGAACGAAGGGCATCTGACCATGCTTATAGGGCAATTCAAACGAAGGCCTGATGTCATCCTCAGGGGCTAGGGGGCTGAAGGTGTGGACAAGAATCTTGCCTTCCTCGTCCCTCTCATAAACTTCCCAAACGATAACTTGATCTTCCTCTGCCCCAACCGTGATTCCTTCACGCCGGAACTTCGTATTCTCGAGCGTGGATAGTCTCGTTCCCTCGCCTGTCCTGCCCTTGATTTTGCGGATCAGTTCCTCGTCCTGATTATAGAGCTTGTTGCTTTTATACTGGTTCAGGCTGAGTTGGATGACATGACACAGACGATCACAATTCTTTACGTCTCTAGTATAGTGAGGAACGATTGCGAATACGGGGTCAACGGAATCAAACCGAACCGACTTTGTATCCTCGTCCCAAGAAATCTTCAATAAGTTCAACCCACTCATAAGGGTGTGGTCGATTGCAGTTAGAATCTCACTCTCAAAGTTACTCTCTTGCTTAATACAATAATCAAACCAACGAGAGATACCTTGAGTAATTCCCTCTGTTTGAGGAGTGGAAGGAACAAACGAGGCAATCACCTCATTGGAGAAAACCTGCTGATAGTAGAAAGGCTTGAGCTTACTGATAATTGAATCAGCCAACGGATAATGAAGATCAGCCTGCCACGGAAGTTTCTTTTTCCGGCGAAGTCCAGAATGCCGCATTTCATACCAAATCCTCTGCCGTTCTTCCCATCCAGTACGAGCCTTCAAATCTTCAAGCAATGCTTTATAGAGATCGTTACGTTCCATCATTTTGCGGTTCCTATTTTAATTTGCGTCTCCAAATCAATAATTGTATCGAGCGCATCCTTACACCAGTAGGGAGCCGCATTCCTCGCTTCATTTGCATCGGGTCTTTCCATAAGTCTCTCGGCGTTACGACTTGTCACCACTCTGGGTTGAGTTGTCGCGCATCCCGCGATTGCGAATCCAGAAACTAACAGCATCACGATCTTTGTCAGCTTCTTGTACGATTTTACCCAAGTCGCGAGTTTTTCTATCTGGAACCAACTTATCAATAATGCTGATAAGTCCACCGAGTATGCTGAGGAGGAATCCCATTTCACTAAGTCAATAGACTCCCATTTTGAACTTTTGTTTTGCGGCTGAATTATCCACTAAATTAGGATAGGGTCGGCCTGCGGCTTTAGCCTTTTGCTTGGCGTATGCCTTTGCCTTCGGCGGGAGGGGCCGAGAGGACTTGTTGGGATTTTTCTTTTCCCAGAATTTCTTCATGAAGCGGGAGCGTCTTTAGCCAGAATCAAACCAACTCCGGCAGTGATAGCGGCAATCAAAGTTCCGATATCTGGGATGCTTCCAGTTTTCAGGAATGTCAATGCCGCCGAACCAACTGCCACAACAATGCTCAATACACCAGTAACCGTAGTTTTCATATTTTGCATTTATTTATCCTCCGATGTCGAAGCCAGCACAGGCAGGTTCCCCGTCTGAGTATTCCTGCATCTGACTCCATTGATCACTTCCCGTATCGCCGGAATCAAACACCGCAAGATTATTTTCGCTCCTAACGCAACAAACCCCGCAAACAGCATCCCCCCGATCCGGCGAGCATACCCCCCGCCTCCGCATCTCGTCCTTGGACTCTAAGCCTAGCTTCCCTGAGGAGGCTATCTTAGCCCTACGAGAGCATAACTGAGCATCTAGTATCTCGTCAGTAGGTAGGATGATTTCAGACTTTTCTATTTGCCTAGCCGTCTCCCACCATATCTCGGAGCTTCTATTGACGTAGTTCTCAGAGTAAGCCCTAGCCCCAAAGTTTACCCTCTTAATAGCCCACCCTTGTTCCCTCATCCGGTCGTTCATAGGCTTACCTAGTCCCCCATCATCAGCCCATACGTCATTAGGCTTCAGATTGGCCTTCTTTAGCTCTATGATGGCTTTGCCTACACTCCGCATCGTGTCCGAGTCCTTCCACCCTATAAGGGGGTCTATCGTGTTTCCCCGCCTTATAGCGATCACCGTTTCATCCCCGCCACCTGCCCAATCAATAAAAGCCACCGGATTGCCATCCCTCTTCTTGGGGGCGTTGCCCCTGCAATTAAGAATCTTAGTGAAAGTGAAGGGACTTATCCCGTCATCCTCTCCCATGAACTCAGAGAAGATCATGCTTCTAATAAAAGGGTTGTCCCGCCCATGTTGCTCAATCTGCATATCAATCCACTCTTTCTTGATATGGGGGCAGTCGTAAGCCGATACAGAGTAGTTCTTCCAATACTTGCGCTTTCCCAAGAAGCATTGAGCGAACTCCCCATCCATGCCTCCGGTTGAGGACATAGCTAACCAAGCCGCAGGCTGACATCGTTCAGCCGCCCTCCAAATATCGGTAGGGATGCTTTTAGCCTCATCAAAGATCATCAGGAGCTTGTCGTTATGCCAACCCTCAAACCTATTAGGCTCGTCAGTAGAGAACCCGATAGCCTTAGATCCGTTAGGGGCAGTTAGATCAGTAGCGTTGAGAGTCCATCCTTTGAGCTTATCCCGCCATCCGGCGAGCCTTTGCCAAAGTTGTTCCTTAACCTGACGATAGACTCCTGCGGTTGTGACTACCTGCGACTTTGGATAGACCGTACACCACCAAAGAATTAGGGGAGCCGCCAAACAAGATGTCTTTCCGGAGCCGTTAGCCGCCTTCAAAGCCACTCGATTGCCTAGGCCAACATCGAGAAAGACTTTCGATTGCCAAGGGTGGAGGTCGATGTCGAGTAGTTTGGAGAAACCGATAGGGGTTGCCAACAGTTGTTCCTGCGTGAGATTGGTTGGAAGTTGGGAAGGATCGGTTATGGGCATTTAGAGGGGAA